CCTGAGATGATTCATGCTTGCAGGTCCCCGGTTGGGCCGCGCGCTTGCGCGTTGACCTGGGAATCTTCAGACGCAGACTTAGCGGGCAGGGTCGTGACCCTGTTCGATGAGCTTTGCGGCTGCCTTACCCGACACGGTGTCGGGAGACGGGCGTTTGACCTCCGTTGTCTGTGGTGCTCCGGCGTGTCTCCCTGGGAGATTCCTGGAGCGCTAACAGAACTGGTTAACGCCTATACCGCATATTGTAGGGACGATGGACCGAGGTTCCTGGCCATGGATGATGAGCAGATATACTCCTCTTATCTCTTCGGCCTGTACTGGTGCCGCTCACTCGTTGAGAGTCTGTGCGACGCCGATCACCTCTTTCTATCTGTCCTACCTAGGAACTTCAATCCGGTGTTCGAGATCCTCCGAACCCTTGAACCCATTCGTCAGTGTAAGGCACTCAAGTTCTGGTGCGCTTGGCCCAAGGCTTGTTTGTTGAGACAGTCTGATATTGGTGCTCTCAAACCGGATTGGCTCCCTGCGACCGGGAGCTTTCAGCTCCCCTTTGGTGGTCGTATGAGGAGGGTTCTACGCAACTTCCTCGCTAGTCGTGCGCATGAGCTTCGACCCCAACGGGTCACCGAGGCTTTCCTTCAGGCCTCGAAGCGTGCGACCGCACGGGTGCCCGACTCCTTCGTCGCGGACACCTGCGTAGATCATAAGAAGGCATTGTCCACACCGGTAGTTTTCCGGTACACCCGCGTCCTAGAGAAGAAGTGTCGACAGATATTCGGCAAAACTCAGGGGCCCTCCAAGGATCCAGAGCCATTAGGGCTCCAGAACCGTAGAGAGGGTAACCCTAGTTCTCATGCCTGTGTGTCGCACACCAGAGGTAGTGGTGGCCGAGCCCGCGCCATTCATCGGGTTTTCTTCCCCGATCGTGGGCTACTTCCCCCAGATCGGGAGCTCAAGGACATGTCACTGACTGAGAAAGGGGTCCAGGAGAGGCACGTTGCCCTTCCTGATCCTGTGTATCAGAACCAGCTGACACGTCTTTGTGCCTCCGGTCGGCTCGACCGGCCGCTAGAAGCGGTCGTAGAGGTAGTTCCCGAAGCCCTCAAGGCCCGGGTGATTACTAAGGGTGAAGCGCTCCCCTATCACCTCGCTGACAAATATCGAATCGACAGGCGAAACAAACTCCTCCGACTCCCTCAGTTCATTTTGACGGGGAGGACGATTGAGAGTTCCGACATGTACGAACTACGACGTCAGACGACCCAAGTTCTTCCGGAATTTACCGAATGGGTCTCAGGTGACTACAAGGCTTCTACGGACGGCCTTGCCCTTGACGCGAATAGGGTGTGTGTTGCTACATATAACTGGTCAATACGGGCGGACCCTATGGTACAGAAGTTACTGCTGGCGGTGGCCGGACCCCACGAGATCTGGTATCCCGAGTGGATGCACAATGAGACCTCTGGGGATCTCAACCCCTTTGTCATGCAGAACGGCCAATTAATGGGTTGCCCGCTGAGCTTCCCGATCCTGTGTGTCCTCAATCTCTGTGCGTACTGGTGTGCGCTGGAGGAATACACGGGTCGAAACTGGGAGGCTCGTGACCTGCCCTGTTTGGTTAATGGTGACGACATTTGCTTCCGCTCCAATGATGAGTTCTATGCCATCTGGCTCGTTTGGGTCGATCGCTTTGGGTTCACACCCTCGGCGGGCAAGAACTACAAGAGCCGGTGTTATGTGACTATGAACTCCCGGGCCTGGGTGGAAACCTGGCAGCGGGGTAAGCTGAGACTGGTAGAGATACCTTTCCTTCGTGCTAACCTCCTGCTGGGACCCGCTAAAGGACCACAGGGACCCGTGGACCGTGAGCGAGACTCTGAGAAGCCCTGGGCGGATCAGATTCTAACGCTCATGACCACCTGTCACAATCCGGCCCGTACTTGGAGACGGATCTGTCACCATCACTCTAGGGAACTGGCAACGTGGACTGAGCAGGGTTGGTACTCACCCTTTGCTCATCGCCTTCTTGGGGGTTTGGGCTTTCCAGTGCCGCCGGATCTTGATTTCTATTTTACCGGCGCGCAAAGGCTTATGGCTGGCTACTCTCGCCACTATCTCCTTACAAACAAGTGGAATCACGTACCTCGCTCTCCATTTTGGAGGTTTGCGGTCGACGACGTCGCCCGTCATAGTGAGGGTCGTGTTGTTCGGAGGAGGAACCTCTCGGCGTTCTGGGGAAGTCCGTTTGACGTCCCTAACCAAGGGGTCCTTCGACAACAAGACATGGAGATACTTGTCAAGGAGGCCTTTCCTAACTGGATGCTAGCCCTGAAGCCATCCCTACCCGAGTGGCGGATTCGCCGCTCCGGGTGTAAGGGGGCTTGGCGACATGCTCTGCGAGCTGACACCCGTTCCAACCCGTCGGTCTGGAACCGTGTACCGTTTTTCCGTACAGCACCACCACGGTGTGTTCAGATGAAAGCCTTTCTGACTCCTTCAGGCGTCAGGCTGCTGAACCCCGATCTATACTTCGAATAGGGGCCAACTGATGACGCCTCCCTGGCCTACCGGCCGAATAAGGCAGAAATGGCTACGGATTTCTGCGAGTGGTGTGCGTGTACACGGTGCAGTCGCTCTACGGTCGCCGAGCCATCTGGGCTATAGCCGTCCCCTTTGGGACCTTGCACCTCTCAACGATCCCCTTGGATCACTTTCTGTGCTGCTTTTGCTGGTTCCGCTACGATGCCCACAGGCAAGAGTCGGAACAATCGCAAGGAGAAGAAGCCGGC